TTTAGATCGGCTTTGCTAAGTCCTACACCTAAGCGAGTAAGTGCTGTGTTATTGCCTAAGTATGCGCGACTCAATGCCGTAGTTACAGAATTAACATCTTTACCTGTCGAAGCACTTATGTCCAGTGCAAGGTTTAGAAGTCTTTGACTCTCAGCAGAATTCTGCGTGGCGATCGCTAGTCTCTGATAAGCCGGACGAAGCAAGTCATCAAGGATACCGAATTCAGTCTCAAGGCGATTTATGTACTGCTCAGTGCTTGCCGCATCTCGCTCTAGTCCAACATTCTTTAATGCTAAGGCTAACTGTTGCTGAGCCTTCTGATCATCGGCAGCGGCTCTGACAGATTTCTTTGCATAGTTTAGTACAGCAGTTGTACCAAAGGCCAAGCCAAAAGCACCAGCAAGATTTTTTACTCCCTTGCTAAGTTTGTCTGTTGCAGTCTCTGCTTGTTTGAATGCTTTTTTACCCGTAAATTCCGCTGCAATGTCAATCGTGGCTATAGCCATAATTATCTCCTACCCTTAGCAGTGGCATTAAGTTTTGCAGCAGATGTTTCAATGGCTTTAATAACAGCAAGGTTAGCTTTGCCACCATCTTCTGCCCATGCTCTAAAGATTGCACGGCCTCTAAATTTACGAGATGCTCGACCTGCTTGGCCTTGACCTCTTTGATAAGCATCTACAATTCTGCCTGTTTCATTTATTGCATCAATAAATTGTTTTCCAGCATAAGGGTTATTGCTTCGAGATTGATCTTTAGTTCCTGATCTAATGTTCTTTCCATAATTAGAATGTCCAACAACTGCAACTTTATAGACAGGTGCTTGTTCTCGGCCTTGAGGATGTTTTGTGCCAGCTAGTTCATAAATAGATCCAGCAGCAGAAGCATTAACAATTCTAGCCAAAGCGCGGAAGCCTTTAGAATTAGGCTTTGAGGGTGTTGTCTTGTAACCAATGCCACGCTTTGCCTCAGATGATGACCATTGAAGTCTTTCCCATGATCCTTGAGTAGGCATGCCCCATCCAGATAAAGGAGAATTTGAAGGAATAAATCCTCTAGCCTTAGCAGTGATTGGCTTTAAGATTCCTGCTATTTCTTTCTGAGTTTCTTTAGCAAGATCGGGAGCAAACTGTCTTAAAGCCTTACGGAGTTCAACGGCGCCTTTTAGTTGCGTTGGCATCTTTGATCTCCTTTGCTTCATCCTGTAAGCCAATGAGTAACGCATCTAGCATTACTTTGTCTAACTCTAATAAATGTTGTGGCGCGATCCCTAACCTTATGCTTAGCCTAGCAATAAGGTAGGTGAACGGGAGATCGCGCTTTAAGCTAAAGGGTCAGAGTCAAGCACCTCAACACTTTTAAGTGTTTCGATAAACTCCATCCCAAATGGCTTTACAGTCTCACCAGACCTGCGTGTGACTTCCCATGCCAGCCAATAAACATCCGATTGCTTTTCCTCATCGCGGAAAGCCTTGTGGAAACCCTTTTTAGCGTACATCTCGAACGCGTACTCCACTGCCGGAGTAATCTCGCCTTCTAGCACACTTCCATCTTGTCGAACGATCTTTAGTCTTGCCATGTTTAGCCCCTTTGTTTAATTGTTTAGAATGTGCCTGTAGTTGCTACTGCAACTGTTGAGTTACATGTGAATGTAATGCTCTGTGTGCCAATGTCGCCAACAGCACCGTTAATGTCTGTTGTGTTATTGACAAGGATTGAGACTGTGTACAAAGGGTTTGTAGCAGATACTGCTGTTCCCTTTGTCTGTAGGAATACAGCTGTAACTGTTGTTCCCCATGCAGCCTGTAGTGTTGCCAATACATTTGTTGCTGCTGTGTCGTTTAGGAAGTCGATAGTGACTGTTGATGACTCTAAGCCCTTTACGAACTTGTGTGAGTTATCACCCATCGCAGTTACTTCTAGTTCATCAAATACTCGGTTGATTGTTACTGCTGTGACATGGTCAGATAGATCGACAGAGTTGATCTTCACGCCCACATTGTTATTTAGAAATACAGCCATGAGATTATTCCTCGTCTTTCTTAGTAGTTACTGGCTTTGGTGCTGATGGTGCTACCTGCCCGATTTTGATCAGGAAGGCTTCGTTTTCTTTTTCCCACTCGGACATGTTAGCTCCAACTCGTAAGGATGTTTATGGACATCTCGCAGCTGAGCAGATCGCCTGATGCAGCGTTGAGAATACTAGGTGCGCTTATTGCGCTTACATTATAGGTCAAAGATGATGCGGCGAGCTTTGCAAACACGCCACATACTGCATCTTCTATACCGTTCAAATTCCCCTCGTTATCGAAAAGTGGCACAGTTATAATAATCTTAAAATTAGCCATAGGGCTGATTGTGATGTGCTGGTTATTGCTAGGTGTTAAATACGGGTCATCTGGACTGACAATAACTGAATTTGCAAGAACAGTGGCCGGTGGAAAGGCAAATGTCTGCCACTTGGTGTTATCGACTAATGCTGTGGCTAATGTTGTGCGAAGGGTAGTGACTGCAACTGGCATTATCCCACCATCGAGCGTGGGTCTAGTGCGTGTGCGATCAATCCTCTGACCTTAGCGAGTAACTGTGCGCTCATTCGGTAAGGTGAGGGCTGGAAGTCAATGGCGTTAGAACCTGAAAGGGTAGCGGTTCTTGCTTGCCAGATTTCAACAGCGATCATCAAAGCTGCGTTTTGTACTGCTGTATCTGTAGTCCAGTCTGTGTAAGTCTCGCCTGTTACTGTGCCAAAAGGTTCAATAGGATGTTTTGGCTGTACTACTGTGTGTGTTGTAGTAACAGAAATTGAATAAGTATCTACTGCTGTGATTGTCTTTGATCCATTGTATCTAGTGCCCGAATTGGCAATAGTTACAGTTTGACCGACATAAAAAATGTCTCTAACTGGAATGTCAAAGTAAAGAGTTCCTGTGCCCACAACATTGCTATGCGCTACTGAAAACCAGACAGGTTTCCATAGCATAGGAAGTAGGACTGCATCGGAAGCATCACAGACTTCCTGAAGGGTTGCATCTGGATACAGGGTGCCAACGCCAAGCGTAGTGCGTAACTCGCTGACTGTAGTTAGTGCCATGTGCAATCCTTTCTAAAGACTCTAGGGGTCAGAGGGCTACTGACCCCTAGAGCGACTTAGTGAGTTTATTACGCCTTGTTGTTCTTAAATGCGCCGGCTGCAACCTTAGTTGCAATAGCACCGAATCCGTAGTAACCGACTGTTACTGATCCGTTTGCTGTTGACTCTGCGCGTAGGCGGTATGTTGGTGACTCGTACCATGTGTATGCATCTGGGTTAACGATAAGGATTGTTCCATCGCCATCGCCACCGTTTGTTGGATCTACATAGAGGTTAAGTCCTGCAACATTGCCTGTTAGTGATGTAGGTGCAACTGCTCCACCTGCGTTTTGTGGCTGTGATGCTGTGTAGATTGGGCGACCGTTATCATTGAGTGACATGATGTTTGACCATTGTCCTGTTGATACGACCATGTTGCGAGCGAATGGATTTGGAAGTCCTGCTGTTGCTCCATAAACAGAAGCTGAACCGCGAGCAACAATTCCCAAAAGCTCTGATGCTGATGGGTATGCTGCAACTGTTGTTGCATCTGTTGTTGCACCTGAGATAAGTGCTGCGTTGACTGCTGCGTTTGTTGCCTTTGCATAAGCTGCTGCCATGTTGCGTACTAGCTCATCGAAGAATGCTGGAGATGTACGATCTAGCAATTCAACAGAGAATGTCTGTTGTCCTGCATACTTCTGTACTGTTACAGATAAGAATGAAGCATTTTGATCTGTGTCGCTAAATGCGTCACCTTCTGGCTCGATTGCAACTGTTGGCATTTGTGTAATCTTTGGAATTTCAAATGTCATACCAGCATCAGGAAGCACTCCACGAGAGATTGCATCGATTGATGGACGGATTGTTGTACCGAGTGGGTTGATGATTTCTGACAACTGGCGTGTTGGTACAAGACCTGCGTTGTCTGTTGTGTCATCTGCTGCGCGTATGTATTGACGAGCTGACTCATCACCTAGTGCTGCGCGAATTGAGTTCTCAGCGTACTTTGCTGCTGTAACTTCAATGCGTGGCTTTGTGTAATATGCCGCTGAAACAGTTGGGCGAGCAGCTTCAACCGCTGGAGCCTCAACTGGTGTTGCTTCGACTGCTGGAGTGGTTTCTTCCACGGTGGCTGTCTCGCTTTCTGTTGGTTGGATTGTTTCTTCTACAGCAGATTCTTCTGCTGCAATATCAGTAACTTGAGCAGACTTAAATGCTGGCTCTGTTACCAAACTTACTTCGACCAAGCGAGCAGCGGATACATAAGTCACGCCATCCTTGATCTTTGACTTGAGAACTTCTGCACCAATACTCAATCCTGACTGCAAACCTTCTTCAGCAAGGATTAGAGCTTCTGTGCCGCGCTGTGAGCGACTGACAGAAAAGACTGCATGAATTGCATCTTCTGATTCGCTAAATGTAATGCCACGACCTAAAGGCTTTTTAATGTCATGCTGATTAAGCAGCTTAATTGACTTAGGATCTGCGATCTCGATTGATCCAGACTCAAAGATTACTTTGCCCATGTTAGTAGATCCAGCCTCGATGTTGAGAGGCACAATCTTGCCTGAGATGGTGCGGTTGGCTGAGTCTGCTGTTAGATCAGCTGAGAATGTGATTATTTGATTCATTCCATACCATTGTTTCCGTTAGGTGTTAGGTCTGTCATCTCCATCGCTTGCTCTGGAGTAATAAGGTTAAGGGTTAGTAGTTTTTCAATTACTGCTAACTCTTGAAGTGGATCTGTACGCAGGAAGTTCTTATCGATGTCAAACTTGACAACATTTCCACGAGCAGTGATGTCATCCATTGATAGGCGATCTTCAATCGCTGTAATGAATGGCTGTAGAGATAGAGTTAAAAATTGCTTGCGCTCATCTTGCACATTTGCATAAGTCATTGAGTTGTTCTGATCTGCTGAAACATAGTAAGCAGGTACATTGCACAATCTGGCGCATTCTGTAGCAAGGTTGAAAATCGCATCCCCGTACATCATGTCTTTAGGTGAGAATGAGACTGCATTGTATTCTAAAGTAGAAGTTAGATAAGCAGTAGAGCGATTATTGCGAGCGTTCTTCCATGCTGCTAATAATCCTTGAACTTCTTTAGGATCTAAGTCTGCTCCTGTGTTTTTAATATAACCAGATGCCATTGGAGTTGATGCAGCTATTGTTGCCGCCTTTTGAACATCGATAGCAGCTCGAATTGTCTGAACTCCAGTATTGAGGATTCCATCTGAAAGTGATTGGAAGGTAATTAGAGATCCCAAGCCATCCATAGGCAAGGTAGTGCCATCTACTGCGTAAGACTTTACAAAAGTATTTGTGCTGTCTAGTGTTGCAGTTACCCGATGATTGGCAATCCACTCAAAGCGAGATGGTCGGCCATCTTCTGCATAAACTTCTACAACTTTCCAAAAGGCTTGACCGTAAAACAATAATGAGTCAACAGTCCATGCAATAGTTACTGATCGTGGCTGTGAATATGAAGGCTGTTCTAACCATGCAGGTGAACCAAGTTCTTCATTGGTAGATTTTTTGTAAAGCTCTAAAGGAATTGCTCCGATTGTGCCAGCAAGTAAATTGCGGCAACGCGCTAAGGCTGGAACTCCCATTGCTTCTGTTCTGCCAACATAGGCATACTGGAAAGGCATTGCATAAGGTGAATACTCACCCAATACCTGTGGTGCGGATTGAGCTTGTAATTGTGGCTTTGCTTCTAGCCCGAATGTTTGCAGTATGCGACCCATAGACATAAAGGATAGCATTTGTCAAGTAAATAGACAACACGCCGTGGGCGTGTCTAAGTATAAATCTGTGGCTTAGGTGTTGGGATCATTAACTTGCTAACGCACATGGCTAATCCGATTGGCGCACTTATGTCGCCACTGCTGCGCCTTTTTATGATTCTCCAAGCGCTATCGTTTTGCTTAGCCGCTGTGTTTTGAAATTGCTCAACTAGCTCTTTCATACCATTGTGAACGACTCTGAGGTTAGTCAATCCTTCTAATAAGTCACCACAGGCTTTGTAGAACTGCTGGCCTGATACATCTTCGACTACAACTCCAGAATTAGCCAATCGATCGGCAATAGTCTGAGTAGCATAGCGATCAAAACAGACAAGCCTCGGTTTGTACAAATCGACCCATGATTTTATGGATGCCGCCATCTTGAGCTCGTCAATGGCTACTTGAGAACTATAAGTCTCTAAGATCCCGATGCCAATCCTTCCATCTGGCAGAAGTTGTCCTGCGACTAGTGATCCGTTTCGCCTTGAAGGACTGACATCGAAACCGAATACAGTATAAGCCCCTACAGTCATTTCTAGTGTGCTATCCGAACTGTTTTCAAGAATCTCAGTACTGAAGGGGCAATTTAATGCGCTTATCCACTGACAAAGGGTCTCCGTGCGAGCTGCATCTGGTGTGGATGATGCGATCGTTTCCTCAATGGCCTCGACAGAAATTAAATAGCCCATTGACGGATTTGCAAGCGCCCATGCATTTCTATCCCAGATGTCGCAGAAATCTGGTGCTGAATACTCGTAATAACCTAAACTCTTAGGTGGGTAGTTCTTACAAGACTCGTGTAAAGAATTCAGTACTGTGGAATAGGCATCACCAGCATTACTAGTAAATAATCGCTGACTATTCATTCTTGCAAGCGTTACGCTCTTTGCAGCATCCATCGCGGCTTCTGAGACTTCTCGTAATTCGTCAATCCATAAGAAATCGGCTGTTCTGCCACGAGCGCCATCTGAGGTTGCAGCGGCTACTTCTAATTGCGCTCCATTAGCAAGAATGATTCGTTCATCCCCGTTAGTTCTACGAATACCCTTCTTAGGATCTCCATCTTTAAGTTGCGCTCTCATCCAGTCGTTTCTCTCAATGATGTCAGCCATTATGTTAAAGGACTTCATGGCCATAGCTCTATTTGAGGACATAATGAGGATGTCTTTCTCACCGAACATAAACAGCCCTGCTAAACAGCGCATTCGAGCAAGATGAGACTTTCCTGACTGTCTTGCTATAAGCAGCAGGTTGGTCTTGCGAATAAACATAGATTTCTTGTCCACGGTACACATGTCATCAAGTATTAGTTTTTGCCAGTCGAGTAAAGGCTGACCAATGCGCTCTGCAAGCTCTGCAACCTGTGTTCCTTTAGTTTCGCCCTTAAGCCACGCGCTGTGAAGCCTCGGTTTAAGCGCCCCTCGGAGCGGCTTGGATCGTTTGGTCTTAGTTGTCATGAAATC